ACATAGGGGCTAAACGCCCCCACCCCCTGCTGTTCGGCAGCGCGCATCGCGGCGATCTGCGCGGGGGAGAAGCCCGCAACCTGATATCCCGGAATCTGCTCGGCAAATCCGGGCTGGAAGGCCAACTTTTGCGCTTCCTCAAGCAGCCGAAGCTTGTATGCCTCGATTTCCGGGGCTTCTCGGACAATCTGCTGCGTGACTGAAGTATCTGTTGCCATTTATTTGCCCTCGACCTTGCCGCCTTCCAGCATTTTCATCAGTTTGTACATCCGCCGCGCGCCTTTGCGGCGACTTCCGCCGCCGGCGTTGCGAACAGCACGTGCCGTGAACACGAATTCCCCGTCCGAAAGCATCGCCGGGATCGAATCCGAGGTTCCCGTGCCGGGGCCGTCGATCGGGCCCGTTTTACGCGGGAAATGGGTCGGTTGACCACCGTCACGCAGCCCCTGGGCGGCCATGATCCCCTGGTTATTTTGCTTGTTTAGCGTTTGAACGGCCTGTCCCGCGGCCATTGCCGCCTCCGGGCCGCCGTACAACAGCCCTTCGGTCTGCGCCACCTGGAAAGGATCCTTCGCCGCCTGCTTGACCGCATTCGTCACGGCACCGCCCTGCCGATACCCAGTGGGGCGCGCCGGCTGAACCGGGTTCCCGTACAGCAACGGCACGCCGTACGTCCCGGAGACGTTATACGGCTGCGGGATGCCTTCCGGCATGTTCGTCGGGGAGCCACTCGGGGTGAAGTACCTCGGAACAGGGCTCACGGGCATCGTCGGGTAAGGCCCGGGGGCCGTGAGGCTTGGGCCGCGGTTCGTGTTCAGTGCGTCAAGCCCATACGACGGGGTTTCCACCACCGGGTTGTAGGGCTTCAGCACCGTGGGCGTGAGGCCGCCGGCGAACTTTTCCGGGTTGTCGCGGATGTAGTCTTCGCCCGTGTAGTTACGATCGAAGAGCGGGTTCTCCTCCGACTTCCCTGCTTTAAATCCGCCGGCGAGGCCGGAGACGGTAAGCGCCGTTGCGACACCCGGCACGTATCGACCAAGCTTTGAGGTCGCCTCGGGGTTGACAAGAAACGCGTTCTTGAAGCCCTCGAACGTCGGCTTCTCGCCACCCGGGGCGAGGGTTCTGAGGTAACTCCCCATGCGCCCAAACATGCCCGAGCCCGGCGTGGTGGCGGGGGTTGCGGAGACGTCGGTGGCCCGGGCCAGCGCCTGCTCAAACCTAGCGCCCGAGACGCCGGAGGGCGTCACGTAGGGCACCGAAGAGCCAACGGGCTGTGTCTGCGGAGCGCCAGCGCCTGTCGTTTCATATGGTCCGCTAACGACACCTCGCATCGCATCTGGATTAGGCGTATCAGGGCCGCCTGCAACCATGTCGTAGGCTTGCCCAGCTTGCGTCCGCATGGGAACTCTTTTCCCGGTGACACTGACCTCTTGAAGCTGGTCAGCTCCCGGGGGCTTGTAGGACAGGCCCGCCATGACGCCTGACTGAAGGCCCATGCCAAGGGCTTCCTGCGTGCCCATGCCCGCGAGTTTGCCGACCGTCGCGCTTGTGAGGCCCGCGCCAATGCCCTGCGCAAGCTTACCCCCCTCGGTAACCCCAGGGATCTTGCCCGCATACTTTGCGATGCTCGAAACCGGGTTGACGCCGAACGCCGTGCCGCCCGCGCCGAAATAGCTCGTCGCGGCATTGATCAACAGGCTCTTAGCGTTGATCTTCTCACCGGCCATGGCAGAAACGCCCGCAGCCGCCGCGGTGGAGGCCAGGGCGGTAGAGGCCGCCGCAGCGGTCGTGGACAAGGCCACGCCTGCGGCAGTGCCCGTGGCAGCGCCTACGACGCTCGCCGCGGCCGGTCCGAGGACCGTGGCAAGTGCGACCGTGGCGATTACGCGAAAGATCGGGTTTTTAAGGACTTTCTTGACCGCCTTCTTGACGCCCTTAAAGAGCTTCTTCAGGAAGAACTCAGGCAGGCCGGTCTTGGGGTTGATCGTCCCGGAACCGCCCATGGCCTTGAGAAGCCGCGCTTCCCCCGGGGTGATATGGGCAAGGATCGAGTCGCCATTGCGACCCTGAGAGGCCAGATACTTAGCTACATCGGCCAGGCCACCCTGGGCCATGGCCATCGGCTCAAGGCCTTCGACGGCCGGCGACATCTCCATCGGGGCCTGCGCGCCCTGAGCGCCGGAGGCCTGATACTCGTTGAGAGCCATGATGGCAACGCCGAGGAAGGCCGGGTCGTACTCTTCCGGCAGGTCATCGGCGTCCATCATCCCGGTGTCGATCAGGCGCTGGCGAAGCTGCGGATACTCGTCCGGCTTCTGCGACATGTACTCGAGGACCTCGAGTAGCGCCGAAACCTCAGCCGGGCTGAGGTCCAGTTCGTCAATGCTTTCCCTGACCGCCTGGCGGACAGCCTCTGCTTGCGCAGGGTCGCCCGAAGACATGCCCAATGCCGTCAGAGCGGCGTCGTAACTGTCCGCGCTCGAGACGTAAAGCGGCTGGTCCGTGGGCCTTGGATCTTGCATGGCTTGCCCTGCGGGCAGGCCCATGATGCCTTCATTTTCCATAGGTGTCCTTTCCAGTTTGTGCCAATGACCCTACAGGGGGTCGCGCGCCGGGAAAGGACGCGAACATGGCTCTGATTATGGGGCAAGTTGTCAAGGGTTGTCCACTTGTCACGAGCGGTCGATTTCCAGGTAGGAAAGGTAAAAATCGACATCCGCTACGCTTGCGGTCACTTTCAGCACGTCCCCCGCGACTAGCACACAAGGCACCCCCGAAAAGATGTCCATCGTCTGGCTCGTTGGCAGGGCATAGGTCTTTAGAAGCTTGTACGGCGTTCCGCCCCCGCCTGGGTAGATGGCGGCACTGATGTTGGCGACACTGGCGTTGTCGTTCGTGACCCGAAGCGACGAAAGAACGGCATTGTTGGCCGCAGGAGCCGTGTAGATAGTCGTCTCCGTAGCGGCGCTCGGGGTTAGATACAGGCGTAGGTATTTGTTTGCCATGTCACATCGCCGAGATGAAGTTAATGGTCAGGATGACCGACGAGATAACGGGGCGCGTTGGACTAGTATCTACCGGATACTGCTCAAGAAAAACATCCGTACTGCTCGCCCACCAAGCAAGTTGAAGGTAGTTAACCGAAGGATCGTTGACTGTGAATATGCCCGTGATTGTGGGCACTATATGCGACCACGTCGTGGCATCTTTGCGTGCTGCGATGTCAAAACGGCTCCGACTGGCCGGGTAGTTAACACCCGTGTCCTTGGCCCAGATCTCAAACTCTTGTGCCGCATTGCTGCGGTTAGAAACCTGAATCCGGATTGTAACGAGGTAGTTCCCCGCACAAGGGACATAGATCTTGGTGTTGTCAACAACGCGAATCCCGTTAGCAACTGGGGTTGAGTTGTAGGTAATAAGTTCTTCGGTGGTGATGCTGGTTAAGTCTTGATCCTCGTCTGACATCAACATCGCATGCGGCAGGATGATGCCGTTGCTGAGTTGAAAGCCCCGGACACCGCCCGCAAAACCACCGCCCGCACCGGAACCTGCCGCGAACCACGAGCCCGCACCAGCCTTGTCGTCACTGACGGTCGGCGTGTAAGTGTTGTTAAGCTGGAAAACGACCTGCTCAAGCGAGCGCACGAGCTGGTCAAACTGCTCCTGACTGTAGCCCGCAGCCGCTGCGTTAGGCAGACGGACGTTGAAGATCTTACTCATCTCAATCCATCAGGTTGGATGTCGACACGCATCGTGCCGAAGCGCCAGTTGGTGTTGAGCTCAGAACTTTCGATCTGCAACGAAATCTGCCGCCCACGCGCGCGCGTGTCCACCTTGTCTGTGCCCGGAGAAATGACGTACGGATCAAGCGAGCTTGGCGTCGCGGAGACCTGCGGATACAAGCGCAACAGCAACCTCACCGTGAGATCGCCCTCTTGGTTCTTGAAGTCCGGGATGAACCGCTTCATGAACAACACCTGATCGCCATCGCCGATATCGAAGTACCCCGACTTCACATACGCAAGGATCGGATCCCCGTTGCCGTTCTTGCCAAACTCTTGGTTATAGACCACGGACCGCCCAGGGGTGAGTCCATAAATCGTGCTGATCGTAGCCTCGGTACCGTCGATATCGTACTGTGTCGCCATCGGGAAGGAATAAGTGCCAAGGTCCACCCAAGCGGAACGCGCCATAGTGCCCACGGACCATACCTGCTCGAGGTAGTTGAAGGTCACAAAGCGATCAATGTAGTCGGTGTCCGCCGTGCAGTACCACCAGGTCACTTCGTTGAACTGCGTGTTGATCCCCACATGCACTTTCTGTGCTTGCGTGAAGTTCAGGTCCTTGAATACATAGTCCTGGACCGTGCAGGGGAGCTTCTTGACGACACCGTCGAACACGAAGAAGGCGTCCTTGCTCATCCAGTACGCCACGCCGTTCACATCCGCCGACGCATGCGGCCCGATAAGGCCACAGTTGGCCCCGAGCTGCTGGAAGCCAAAGGTATACGGCGGTCCAAGGTACTGCATGCCATGCAGTGCCGTGTCCGTCCAGATCAAGATCTGTCCGCGCGAGCGAAGCGCCGAGACGATGTAGTTTCCGTCCGTCAGGCGCTGGCCGCCAGCCGTATTGGTCGCCGTGGCGACGAATGTGTTGATGTCTTCTTGGTTTGAGAAGCGCACAAACATCGGATCCTGCGACGAAGGCGTCCCGATGGTCGATTCCGTACCAAAGCAGACCAGATGCCGGTCAGGCGTCGACACCAACGCGTATTTGCTCTTGGTCGGCGCGCCAGAAATGGCCGTTGCCCGCACGCCAATGCCCGTGCTCGGCAGCCACTCGTAGATGCCGCCGTCTACAACCTGCATGATGAGGTTTTCGCCGTAACTATCAAACTGCCAAACACGGGAAAAGAGCGCAACCGAGGCAGACGGCGGGCGCGGGGTGCCCCACGTGCTCAAGCCCCACGTGCCAGTGCCCCAGCCGAAGTCCGAGTAGCTTACCGCTGCCCCCGTGTTGATCTGGTAGGCCGCCGTGGCCGTGCCTGCCGCCGTGGCGGTCGAGGTCGCGTTGGTCGGCGCCTCGATGGCGTACTCATTGGCGTTCAGAACCTCGATGATTTCAAACTCGTTGTTCAAACTCGCGTTCGGAATGCCACCAGGGTCGCCCGTTGTCGCAGAAAGCGTGACAAAATCCCCCGTAATGGCCCCGTGGCCGCTGTCATTGACCACTACGCGGTTGGAACCGTTCGTCGTATCAAAGGTAACGCCCGTGTTCGTGTCACGGATGGGCGTAATGTCCGCCCAGGTGCCGCCGTAGTAGACGTAAACCTTCTTGTTGGTGCCGACGGCAACGTAGGGGGAGCCGTCAAGGTCCGTCCAAGTGAAGACTTCGCTCGGCATACCCACCAAATAGGCGATGGTTTCGCCAAACGGGGCCCATCCGCCGACCTTTTCAGGCAGTCCATAGCGAAAACGGACGTAATCGGAGTCGATCCATCCGCCTTCTGCGCCATATTCGGTGTTTTGCTTGTCTACACCCGGCTTTAAGAACAGTCTGAGTAGTGCCATGGGCGCATCCTACTTGATTGGACCGCCGACGAGCCACGCATCGCAAGTACGATCGCCGGCACACTTGAAGTGGAACAGCTCACAGTACCCGAGATTGGCCGCCGCGACCACATCCGGGGCGTAATTCTCGTGTTCCATCTCCTCGTCGTAGTCATGGATGCCCTTCTCGATACAGGCAATCATCTCCGGGGTCTGGATGAACGCCGCGCAGTTGCCACAGCGGGCCTTCTTGGCCTCGCGCACCGTGGTCTGCCAAAGCTCGGCCTTCTTGTCCCAGAAAGCACGCGACTCGGACTCCGGGTTCAACGGCCCGTAGCCATACTCCTCAATCGCATTGTTGCGATTCTTGAGGTTGACATGGATATCCATCGTCGCTTCCGGGCAGCCCTTCTGGCCGCGCTCGTACGACTTACGAATCTCCTGCCCGATCGCGTCCTTCTTGACACTCGCCATGCTTCACCCGTACGGTTACTTCTTTCCCTTACTTGCCTTTTTGGCGGAAGCTGCGCGTTTTAGCAGCAATGCCTTTGGGCTGCGCGACGAACTGCTTGCCTTGCGCTTTACCTTTTCGCTTGGCGGCAGAAGTTCGGGCGTACTCAGCAGGGCTGAGAGCCTTGATCGCAGCTTCTGGTAGATATCTCTCACCCGTGTCAGAAGATCGTTTACCAGACCTTGTACGCCAACGCTGATCCCCCCAAGCCTTGAGCGATTGTTGACTTTTTCGTAGCGCCATGACATAGTCCACCTATGGAGCACAAAACACAGGAAATTTGGAAACTGATACCTGACACGAATGAACGGTATTCGATAAGTGATTATGGCGTAGTCCGCTCAAACTGGGCAGATATTCCGCAACGAAATTTAACGCACCGTAAGCGTATTGAAAAAACTTCGTTACTAAAGGCTTGGCTGCACACAACTGGGTACATGCGAGTCGCTTTAGGTCGTGGAAAACAAAAATATATTCACCGGCTAGTAGCCCAAGCTTTCCTACCAAATCCCGACAATTTGCCTCAAGTTGACCATATGGACGGGAACCGTACGAATAACCATGTTTCAAACTTGCGTTGGGTAACGGTGCAGCAAAACGCAATAATGGGCGGAGATCGTCACAACTGGGATGCCCAGCGAATTGCAAGTGCAAAGCGTCGTATTTACGACGTAAAGAAAAAAGAGTTCCAAGCCTTGCTAGATCAAGGTTGTAGTTTGAGATACGTTGCAAAACTATTTGGTACATCACATTCCGTAATTAGCCGTATCGTCAAAGGCTAGTCTCTGTATCTCCCGCCTTTGGCTTTGTACTGCTTAGCCAATAGCTGACTTTTTCTCGCGCTCCACTGCCCCGCGGCAGTACCCTGCACCGCACGGGACTTGATTGACTTGAACAGGCTCTCACGCATGGCAGGCTTCGTGTAGTTACCCGCTGCGTTGACCTTACTCTTGGCTTTCTTCCTCACGGCAAAGTTCCTCCGCTTGCGGCCGGCATGGTCGTCACCTGGATCGCAATGTGCTGCTTCAGGTTCAACAACTGCCCGCAGTCCGAACAAGTGTCCGCATTCAACTCCGCCTCGTCCAGATCGTAACCACAGGCGTCGCAATAGACTTCGATCACATGCGCAGGCTCGACCAGACCCTGGTCCGTGGTCCGCGGTTCAAGCGCAAGCTTCATGTGACCCCCGCCCGAAGTTCCAGTTTTTGCAAAGGCATCGTTATACCTTGCGCTCGAAGTGCGGAACATCCTTGAACGATTTCCAGAACCCGCCCCATTGATTCTTCTCGTTGAGGCTCTGCCAGTATTCGCCAACCGGCGTTAGAGCCGGGATGTCGTAGGTCAGTTTGCCGTCCTTGAAGAAATTAAGGTCGATGGCGCACCGCTTGAGGTGGATGCTGTTCATCGTCTTGGAGCGACCCGTCTTGACATAGATGGCTTGCTGTTCCGGGGTACGGGCAAGTTCACCGCCCGTCACCACAAAGCCCAACTCCGTCGCCTTGTTGATGAGTTTGGCGACATCCAGCAGGAACGCCGCCTGTTCTGCTACGAGACTCACTTGATAGCCTCCTTGAGTGCGTCGGTCTTGTCCTTGCTGCTCTGGCTGGAACCAAAGTAGTAACTAACGATTTGGCTGGCGATGGCAGACAACACACCCAAGATGTAGATGAGGATGTCCTTACGGCTTGCCTCGACCGGGGTATCGTCGAACATGACCACACCGAACAGCACGAAGGTCAGCAGCAGAATAGACAACGCGAGAACGGGGGTCACGATCTTGTTAAGCAAGGGGGCTTTGTCAGATGTGGAGATCTGTACCTCCCGCTCCCGCGCTGAATCTGTGTCCTTTAAACGGAGTTCCAACTCCGCAAGGTCAAGTTTGTCCTCTTCGATACGGAGCCGCAGCAGTTCTTCCTCATGCTCCATCTGTGCGATCTGAATCTTTGCCAAGTCCTCGCTGGACATATCCGGCTTCAGTTCCACGCCCAACTTCTTTTCAACATAGTCCTTGCCCTTTGCCATGACGGCGTTGGCAACGAGGTTCAACCCGTTACCAAGGAGGGGCGTAAGGATGGCTTGTAGCGCGGCAGGTATCACTTTCCCGTCTCCTTTTGTTCAAGCAGTTTGACCCGCATCTGGAGGTCATAAATCTTGTCGAGCAGTTCTTCCTTTTGACGCTGACGGCGCTCTGCCGAGATGGGGCTGTCGGTCGGCACACCCTCCGGCGTGATAAGCGCAGGCATCTGACCCTCAATCTTGGTCAGCCGAGTGCTGAAGGATGTGACCTGCCCCAAGAGCCATGCGATGCAGGCAATCAGAACAGGCACCAGCATCTTCATTACTTCGCCGAAGTTCATCGAAAAGCTCTCCACGCGGCATGGACAAAGCGCCGTGCCAGAACCAAGTCAGCCCCCCTCGCCCTCTTCTTCAGTGCCCCGAGCGTTGTCCGCATGTCCAACACCTGAAGCGCCGAGAAGTTGACGAGGAAGGCAGTGTCCATGGTTACTGGACCGACTCGTCAGGCTTTGGGACCTGAGGCTCGGCCTGTTCCTTGATTTTCACAACCAAGGGCCACGCGCCACTCTTCGTGGGCAACTCCCCAAGGACTTGCAGGATCGCGTTTACCTCATCCACAGACAGCTCTAGCTTTATCATAGGTACTCCATGACGCAGGGGACCATCCCCTGATTAAAAACTCAGCCCCAGGGCAGCGCCGGGCTGACGATAGGCGGATTGATCTGATTGTCAATCTGCTGCTGCACGGCAGCTTCGGTAGCGTCCTTATCGACTCCGTTGGCCCAGACCCAGCCAAGTACTTGGTCGAGCGTGAGGTCAGCGTAGGGGGTGAAGGCACCCTCGACGACGGCAAACGAGGTGGTCGAGTAGACCTGCCCCGTGTAAGCGCCATCCACGCCCGTGCATTGCCAATGGGCCGTGACTACATAGTCAGCGCCTTCAGCAGACTGCGGGAGGCAGTCGAGTTGCGAGATGTTCCAAGTGATGGTGGTCATGATTGCTCCTGTGTATTACGGCCCAGCATCGCGCCAAACGCCGGTGCTGTAGAAGTAAA